CAATGGTACTACAATGGTAGAAAAAGAAAACTACAATGGTAGTACAACTGTAGTAAAGCCCTTCGCGGGCGCGATGCCCGAGCGCGCAATTGCACCGCAAGGTCAAGTTCAAGTTCAAGGTCAAGTTCAAGTAAGAGAGAGAGATTGCTCAGACTCGTTACACTCGTCTTCGCTACCGCCGGACGATGCGCGAAACGCCGCATCCCCCGACGGAGGCGCCACCCCACAGCAGCCTGACCTCGGTCTTGGTGATGACGGCCGGCAGCAACAGTCCCCATCCGAACCGAAGCCCACGGTGTTCCTGACGTTCCCGCGGATCGGCAAGCCACCCACGCACGACGTCACCGAGGACGACGTCTCCGCATGGGCCGCGCTTTTCCCCGCCATCGACGTCCGGCAGGCGCTCCGCAACGCCCTCGCGTGGCTCAACGCCAACCCGAAAAACGGCAAGAGCAACATACCCCGGTTCCTCACGAGCTGGCTGACGCGGGAGCAGGACAAGGCAGGGGCGCAGCGCCCCGGCGCACAGCCGTACCGCAGGGTCGCCAGCGACCGCACGCCGGGTTACGACCTCGGCCGGACGCACGTTTTCGACAACACGAGGCCGGGAGGGGAGGTAAGAACATGAACTTGCGTTTAGGTAGCCATGCAAATTTTGGACGGAGACGCACTTTCCTGGGGCTGTGGCGCATTTTGTACGGGAAAACGTATAATTTGACGTTTTCCGAAAACGGATGCGTTGTGGCGCATATTTCGGAAAACCAGCAGGACCCGCAGGACCAGATGAAGGAGGTGAAGCCATGAACGAGACAAAGGACGCAAGGGACGTTTTCTCCGAGTATTTCAGGGAGCATCCGCTCACCGACGCCGACCGCGAGGAGGTCATGCGCCGCTGGCAGGAGAGCAACCGCCCCGTGGCGCTCCCCTGGGACCGGAAGCGCTGGGTCGGGGAGAACGTGCCGCGGAAGATCCGCCCGGACATCGACCGCGAGGAAATCCTCACGGACGGGCAGCGCTACGCGATCGGGCAGATCACCGGGTTCCGGAAGGACGCCGTCGTGTACGGCCCCAACGGGAGCGGGAAATCGCTCGTCGGCTGGCGTGTGGTCGCCGATGCGCTGCAGGCGGGCAGGAGCGCCGCCTGCGTCACCGCGCTTGAGATCGTCGAGAAGGCAAAAAGCGTCATGGCGTACCGCTCGCCTTCGGAATGGCTCGACGAGAACTATGGCTCCGCGAGATACGGCCTGCTCGTGATCGACGAGGTCGCGAAGCGCTCCGGTAGCGACTGGGAGACAAGCCTCCTGCAGACGTTCATCGACCGGCGCTACGAGGACGAGGCGCAGACGGTCGTCATCGGGAACTTCCAAAGCGACGCCGACGCCGCCGACTCGGTCGGGCAGAGCGCGTACGACAGGCTCACCGACGTCCGCTCCGGCATCTCGGTGATGCTTGCGGGCAAGAGCTTCCGGAGGGGGAGGTGAAAGACGGTGGAAAAGCGAACGGCAACGGCTGAAAGGGAATCCGCAATTGCTGCGAAGGCACGGCGCACGGCGTCGCGTCCTGTGCTGGTGATCGACGGGAACGGAAGGGCGGATCGGTACCCGAGCGAGAACGCGGTGATCGACGAGTTCAAGATCCCCAACACCCACAAGCTCCGCAGAATGATCGAGGAGGGTTCGACATGGAAGGACGGGCGGACGACATTCGACTTGGCGCTGTCATGAGAAAAACCCACAAGGACGAACAAGGAGGCATGCGCAACGCATTTTGTGGCGGAAACGATAAAACCGCACATATCGGGTTTGACAGTTGTTATGGAGGGGTTTCTTATGAATGACGAGAATCGGTGCGCGGGATGCCCGCGCCATATGGTCGGGATGGGTGGGCAGTGGTGCGCAGGGAACCGTGAGGGGGGGGCGTGATGGAACTATTTGATACATTCACCACGAAAATAACAAAAGCAGTAGAACGAGTGATTGATGCTTATAAATTCTCACAGTCTCTTGGGCTTGGTAAATTGTGGGTATGTTTCTCTGGAGGTAAGGATTCGGTCTGCTTGTATGGGGTTGTGAAGAAAGCCGCTGAGAAGATGGGTATTCCTGTTCTTGACTTCGCAGAGCTTCATTACAACGTCACAGGGATAGACCCACCAGAACTAGTCCAATTCATTAAAACAGAGTTTCCTTTTGTTCATCGTGACCTATACAAAGAATCCATGTGGCAACTCATTGAACGCAAACAGATGCCACCAACAAGGCTGGTGAGATATTGCTGTGCCGAACTCAAGGAGAAAGGTGGAGAGGGGCGATTCTGTGCTACTGGGGTTCGATGGGCAGAGAGCACACAAAGGAAGTCAAGAGGTGAGTTTGAGGATATTGGCAAGACGAAGGCTGAAGGCAAGATTCTCTTCAATGACAACGATGATGATAGGAGACAGATGGAACATTGCATCCCGAAGCGGAAATATGTAGTCAACCCGATTATTGATTTCACCGATGAAGATGTATGGCAATTCATCAGAGAAGAAAACCTCCCCTACTGCAAACTCTATGACCAAGGATTTAAGAGACTCGGGTGCATTGGGTGTCCGATGGCTGGTGGCAAGCAGCAGAAAAAGCATTTTGATCGCTGGCCAAAATTTTATCAGGCATACATCCGAGCGTTCGATCGCATGATTGAAGAAAGAAAAAAATCTGGGAGAGAAGTTGTATGGCAAACTGGTGAGGAGGTTATGGAGTGGTGGACTGGCGAGCAGAAGACTGTTGCAGAGGATATCGGACAGCTGGAACTTATCTGGAGCGAAGATGTATGAAAGCAGTCATTGATCAGAGCGAGAAATGCTTGGAACAGAAGGGGGTGATGGGATGACGGGCGTAGATTCGGCGAAGTGCCTGACGTGCCGACGGTGCGTGCGGCATCATGGCGGGCTGCTGTGCAAACGCCGCGAGTCGGGATGTTGCGCCACAACGGTTCCGGTGAACAAAGTTTCTTTGGGCTGGTGTGCGGCCCATTATGAACTTGAAGGGTACCCACAGAAACGTCTCCAGCAGGATGAGGAGCCCCGGCAAACGCTTCGGACGGAGAAAACCGACAAACGGTGCATCCCGGTCGAGAGCGTCGATCACAGGGGCGTTGTCACGCGTTACGGGTCGCTCAACAAGGCTCAGCTTGTGACCGGGGTGCGAATCGACCGGATCAAGGCGGCGGCGCGTACCGGAACCGTTACGAGCGGGTATATCTGGAGGTTGTGTGGCTACACGTCGTGAGGATCCATATAATTCAATCAAGTATTTTATCGACGGCATATGCTTCTGCGCAAAAAGAAATATTTTTGCAAGTGTCGTTGACAATAGGGGGAGAGGATGATAAGAGAGGGGGTGTGGTTGTGCACTACAGAGAGATAGCTTTACATCAACAGGGGGATGAGGGCATCTATGGAGCAAGTCAGGACAAAAAAAGGATCGGGAGGAGGAAGGCGCCAGGGCGTACGGATCTTCGGGATCGTGCCAGGCGGATGGCAGCTTGAGTGCCCGTCGATGGCGGAGGCCTGCAGGCTGCTAGGGATGAGCAACGGAGTCCAGGTCAAGCGCCTTTGTGTCACCGGTGATGTGGTGACGGCCAAGGATCCGCGGCCAGGTAAGGATGGACATGTGCAGGTGTCCGGCGATTTCATTTGCGATAAGGAGGCTTGCGGATGACTGATGATGACAAGAGAGATGACAGGCAAGGGACTGGCAAGGGAGTAGGGATGCAGGTCGGCTGGAAAAATCTGCGCCCAATCCACACGACGGAAAAAGCAAGGGAGCTTGGGAGGAAAGGCGGCTACAGCAAGGCGCGTAAGCTGCACGAGCGCAGGACCATGCTTGATGACGCCAGGGCACTCCTGGACTTGCCGGTCAAGTCACGCAAGACACGAGTCAGGATCGACAAGGCCAAAGGCATCGACGAGGTGATCAAGTGCGACAAGGATCACACGCTCACCGTCCAGCAGCTGCTTGTGCTCCGCATGATCAAGCTGGCTATGGCTACCGATGACCTCCATCGGCTGGCCAAGGCACTGGAGACGCTCAGGGACACCAGCGGCCAGAAACCGGCGGACAAGCAGGAGCTTACCGCTACCGTACCCGTGGATCTCGACGTGGTGCAGTCTCTGGTGGAGCAGCAGGTCAAGCAAGGCACAGTGGACGAGTATATCAGCAGGCCGCCGGAAGGTCTTGACGACGGCGTCACAGGCGGTGATGACGGAGGCGCGGGTGATGGCGACGATGACGACAGCCAGCCGCTATGACATCCAGGATGACAGCCCGGAAGTGGTCTACAGCCGCGAGGTGATCCATGCGATGAGCCGCGGCCGATGGATACAGTCTCTTGGCTTTGAGCCGTATCTCTGGCAGTGGCAGGTGATCGAGAGCAGATCCAAGCGCAAGGCGATCCTTGGCGCGCGGCAGGGGGGCAAGTCGACGATCGTGGCGGGCATACCTTGCCATACGGCCAAGTATACACCCGGCTCTCTGTCGCTGATCTTCGCGCCAACCGAAAACCAAGCCATCGACGACATGGGCAAGGTCAAAGTTTTCGCCGCTCATGATAAGACTTTCCCCTCGACCTTGCGTAACTCCGAGCTCCGCATGGAGCTGGACAATGGAAGTGTCATCCAGGTGGTGGTCGCGTCCGATGTGGGGGCGCGTGGCAAGTCACACCCAAGGTGCATCGTGATCGACGAGGCGTCCCGTGTGGAGGACATCGTCTACCAGTCTGCCATACGCCCCATGCTCAACAGCAACCCTGAGTGTGAGATGATCCTAATCTCTACCCCCTTCGGCAAGCAGGGTTTTTTTTGGAGGGCGATGGAAGCGCCTGAGAGCGCGAGGATCTGGACCAGGTACAAGGTCGTGGCTCCCTTCGTCCCGACGGACGACGGCTTTGATCTGGTCCGCATCAACCGCGTGGACCACAAGTATATGACGCGCAAGGCAAAGGAGGAGCGGCTTACAGGTGGCTACTACTTTTCTCCGCGCTCCGGGATCTACGAGGAGCAGCTTGAGAACCTGATCGAGATCGGTCCAGAGCTTTACCGGCAGGAGTTCTGCTGTCAGTTCGTTGAGCCGGAGGACATGGTCTTCACCTACCAGCAGATCGACCAGGCCTTCTCATCCGGCCGGAAGGTTGCAGGACTTGCGGATAGCGCCAAGATGATCGACACCGTGGCGGAGGATGGTGGCAGCGGGATCGGTGAGGAGCTGGACAGGAGGCTACAGGATGCAGGACTTTGATCAGCAGGCTGGACAGGGACGTGTGCTGCTCTTCCCACGGCAGGGAGGGCAGAAGGCTGCGGAGTATCGGCCGGTAGACGTCACTTCCCCGGCCATCACGGAGTACGTGGTGGTGTGTGACCTTGCAAAAGACCAGGATGCGGCGATCATCCAGATCTATCACATCACCCCTGAACTTGTCCCGGGCGTGAAGGAGCTCAACCGGCCGGACCGTGTCATCAGGTATGCGGACCTGGTGTACTGTCGCAAAACAACCAAAGAATCGTATACGCATTTTGTCGCATCTCTCTGCACGCTCTGCTCCGATCCTAAAATCCTTGGGAAATACACGCTCCTGACCGACGTCACCGGGGTGGGGGCCGCGGTGGTGGAGATGATGCAGCAGCAGGGCTTGGCTCCGATCCCCATCAGCTTTTCTTCCGGCAGTGGATGGCGGCCGGTCTACTCAGTGGCTTCAGGCTTTGGAGGGGGGGGGAGCTCCAGGGCGTTCGGGAGCAGGCTTGCGCAGCTGGATAAGATCGTCGTGAGCAAGGAGGAGATGACCAGCGCCGCGATCATCATCATGCAGCAGCAGAGGCTGAGGATCAGCAGGAGCCTCCCACAGATCCTCCAGGACGACATACGCAAGCAGCTCCTCAAGTTCACCGGCAAGGTTAACGAGCGCACCAAGAAGGTGGCGTATGAGAACCTGACGGATCAGGACCACGATGACCAGGTGGTCTGCATACTCATGCTGGCGTTTTGGCTTGTGCGCTACGTCCCATCCATGGGCGAGGTCAATGACCACGCGGTGGAGCGTGACAACGCCATCCCCTGGGGTATTGGCGAGGAGGGTGTGATGGAGCGCGGGCGGACCGTGAAGGCGGGTTGGTCGGATCCTCATGCTTTTGTGTGATACTTGCGCACGGAGAGTGATGAGCGCAGATGATCACCAAAGAGCAGAGAGACATATTAGAGCGTATGCGTGCCACGCTTGAGGCTAAGCGCGTGAGCACCCGTGATCCGATCTGGAAGGATGTGCTCCGGTTTACGGAGCCTACCTTCACCAATTGGGACGACTCAAGCCCGGACGACCACCAGCTGGAGCTGGGCAAAGACATCTACAATGGCGCGGCGACTCAGGCTAGCCTTCTGATGGCGAAAGGTCTTGCAGGGTACGCTTGTGGCTCCTCGATCGATTGGTTCGCCTTGGGCTTCGAGGATGCCCGACAAGTAAAACGGTACGGAGATCCGGACGTGATGGCGCGTAAGCTGCAGGACAGGGAGCGCGTCATGTACAGCAAGTTCAGGTCAAGCTCTTTCTACGAGACGATCAAAAGCGCCTTCAAGCTGGGCGCCGACATCGGGACAGTCATTCTGCTCCAGGAGTGGGATGACAACACCAGCAACATCTCCTACCATCTGATCCACCCCAAGGATGCCGTCATCATGCAGGACTGGCATGGCGAGGTTGACACACTCATCTACCAGGTGTGGCTCACCAAGTCGGATATGATCGACGCCTTCGGGGAGGAGCGGCTGCCCAAGTCGGTCACCGAGTGCGAGGATGAGACAGAGCTGCACAGGGTCTACCGGTATGTAGGTCGTAACCGGCGTCTGAAGCTGGATGTCCCCGGATCCGGCGGATTTGTCAGTGTCTACTGGTCGGATGAGGCGTCTCAGACTGATCCGGTCAGTCTCTCAGAGTCAAGAATGGACCGCAAGTGCTTCGCCTGCTGGCGGTACGACAAGTCGATCGATGGCAATGTGTGGGGCTCCGGTAGCCCTGGGATCACCGCACTTTCAGACAACAAATCTCTGCAGGTTTTATCCAGGTCGATCCAGACAGGCGCAATAAACACCGCTTATCCAGCGTGGAAAAAAACCCTAGGGCTCACCATCAACACGATGCCTGGGCAGGCTACGCCGCTGATGCCAGGGCAGGACTTCGCGCCGGTGCAGATCGCAGGGGACTACAGCATCGCTTTTCAGGAAAAGCAGGAGGTCATCACCTCCATACGGTCAGCCTACAATGTGGACTTCTTCCTCGCGCTGCTGTCAAGCCAGTCACGGCAGAAAACGGCGACAGAGGCCGAGGGGCTGCAGAACGAGCAGAGCGCGCTGCTTGGAGCGGAGTTCGACCGGATGAGCTACGAACTGCTGGAACCGGTGATCGAGTACGCATACCAGGAGCTGCTCCGCCATGGATGCTTCGAAGCTGACCCCATCCTGGACGACGAGGACAGAAGCGGAGTCAGGCTCCACATCGACTTCGTGAGCCCGATGGCGACCATGCAGCGCAAGTACCACGAGCTGGTGCCGAGCGAGCGATGGATCGCGGCAATGGCGAACATGGCGCAGGTCGACCAGACCATCCTGGATTTTGTGGACTTCTCCGGATATGCAAGGCTCTCGGCGACCATCGGGCGCGTCAACCGCCAGGTGATTGTTGACGATGAGAAGGTGAGGGAGCTCCGGCGGAAGCGCGCCGAGGTGCAGAGCCAACAGGCGGTGCTTGCCCAGCGCGCTGAAGACCAGAAATCCCAGGCGCAGGCGTACCTTGCATCCACCAAGGCTCCGGAGGAAGGGAGCCTGGCGGCGATGGCGACCGAACAAAAGAAGAGGGCGGTGTAACGTATGGCGGATGATATCAGGGAAGAGGCGAAGAGGCGTCAGGAAGCACTTACACGGTGCTTCCGCCGATCGTTTTGCGAATCACCGGACGGGCAGTCGGTACTGTACTCCATCCTTAACCGGTGCGGGTACTTCTCTCCGGATCCAGCGCAGATCAGGCCGGATCTTGTGGCACTTGCCAACTGGATCATCTTCGAGTGCGGGATCATAGGCTTCACATCTGATGGGGAGACGAATGTGGCGCAGTACATGAAAGCGATCAGCGGGGTTCAACCCGTTATCGGGTACGAAATGGTTCATCAGGAGGACAAATGATGTTGCAAAAATGGTTTGGGTATCGTTTTCTGGCCGAGGACGACGGCGGAGGTGACGGCGGTTTGGAGGAAACCTCCACAGCAACCAAAGGGACGCCAGCGGAAGGCAGTGGCGAAGACGGGGAAAAGACTTTGCCCGCCAGCACGGAAGCCAAGGATATGGTCGACAACCTCTCCTCGACGACGGCAAAGCAAGGGGCCACACCGGAGGATGCTGATGCTCCGAAGTGGCTTAGCCAGCTTGACAAGGCAAGGCGGGAGGACAAGCGGTACGAGAGTCTCAAAGGGTTCAAGACAATCGGGGACCTTGCGGACCAGTACGTTGACATCAAGGACCGGGCGGTGATCTTCCCCAAGAAGGACAGCCCCCAAGAGGAGATGGAAGGCTTTCTGAAGAAGATGGACATCCCTTACGGGAAGGATGCCAAGTACGATCTCGTGACGGACAAGGCGCTTGCAGGCAACAAGATGGTGGACGCCATCCGTGACCGTTTCGCCAAGACGGCGCTTGCTTCGGCGCTGAACCGGAAACAGGCCCAGGCGCTTTGGGAGAACCTGCAGGCGACGATGATCGCGTCGGGCGAAGTCGTCAAGGGGCAGATCTTGGCGAAGCAGAAGACTTTCCCTGCAAGGATGGAAGCGACCTACCAGAAGGAATACCAGGTGGATGCAGAGCGCAAGGGGGCCATCCAGGCGGACCTGAACCGCGTCAAGGCCTTCCTGCATGATACGGGGCTTGCAAAACCTTTCCAGGAGAGCGGCATTCTCCTGGATCCTGCAGTGGTCCGGGCGATCGCGCGGCATGAGCAGAAGATCGGCGCTTCGGCAGGCGGCATCCAGTCCTCACAGGCTGGCGGTGCCTCCGGGGAGCAAGAGGATCTGGTATATAGCAACGAATTCAAGAAACGGTACGGGAGGTGACAGCATGACAAGTCCGGATGACGACAAGACCAAGAAGGACGACGACGGGAAGAAGAGCATCTACGACGCTCTCTTCGATGATGATGACACTGTGGGAGGCGGCGGGGATACGAAGTCCGGCAACGTGGATGATCCGGAAAGCGGCTTCACGTATTCCGAGGATTTCCTGCATCGGTACAAACACTGAAAAATCGCACGGCTCCAATCGTGAAGGCGGGTTGATCGGATCCGCCATTTTTTATGGTACGACATAGACAGCCTGGGGCAGAGCGTTGCTCTTGTCTTGGGCTGGTTGCAAAACTTTGGATCACCTTTCCGAACCGTCGCTAACCTCAGCTGGGATGCAATCAGCGGCAAGGGCTGGGAAGAGAGCTTGGAACCTTATTCATGACCACTTGAGGGGAATCGTATGAGCACGATTGATACAACTGGGATGAACCTGGTCGAGGCGAACAAGCGGGCCGGGTACACAAACAAAGCAGAACTCCTTGCGGAGCTTCTGAAACATAATTCTCTGATGCAGATGCTTCCATGGTACGAGTCATCCAACAAGACTTACCACAAGTCAACGAAAGCGACGCGACTGGGGCATGGTGACTTCACCGGTCCGAATCAGGGCTACGACATCATCACCTCACAGGCTGACCAGACGACCATCCCTTTGGTTGAGTATGGTGCGGTCAGCATGGTGGATGAGCGCATCATCCAGGAAGCGGATGATCCGGTGAAGGCGCGCAGGGTCGAGGACATCATGAACATGGAAGGCATGGCCCAGCACTTCACGGACCTGCTCTTCACCAGTGACGGCACATCGATCAAGAGTTTCAAGGGCTTGATGCCCATGCGTTCCAGCATTGGCGATTATGTCTGGTCTTCCGGCGGGAGCACGGCGGGCAAGATGACCAGCGCCTGGCTGATCGAATTCGGACGGAGCGGCCTGAACATGCGCTATGGCTCCGGTAGTGCCGTCGGGTTCACCAATGAGGACAAAGGCCTCTTCCAGGTGCTTGATGATGACGGTAAACCTTATTGGGCTTGGGAGAACCTTTACCGGATCTCCGGCGCCCCTGAGATCAAGCAGGACCGAGCGGTTCTCCGTTTGGCCAACATTGACACTTCCAAGACCACACACGGTTCCACCGGATGGATCGATACCGACATCCTTTCCCGGATGATCGATACGCTTCCCAACTTCGGCGACAATGCGGTCCTGTTTGTCAACCGTCTGGTGCACTCGCAGATCCGGTCTCTCTGCTACGAGAAGGGGAACGCCGCGTTCTCTTTCCTGGACATCACCGGGTTCGGAAAGGTCCAAAGCGTACTGGGGATCCCCGTCATGCTGCAGGAATCCATCACGAATACCGAAGCGGTCGTTGCGTAACACGAAGGAAGGTGAAAAATGATCGATAAGAAACTTGAGTTTGGAACGATTGCGATGGCAACGAAGGCTACCGTCGTGTACAGTGCGGATGTGCTGGACTTCAGCACCACGAAAGCGAAGACAGGGATCGTCAATGACGCCCATGTGGTCTTCGTCCTCCAGGATGATCTTGCTTCCGCTGACAGCTTCTCCCCCCAGCTTTGGGAGTGCGACACGGTGGGAGGCACGAAGACACTGCTCTACCAGGGTGCTCCGGCAAGCGGGCTTCTGGCAGGTGATAGGGTCTCCATCCCGATGCCACTCTCTCACAAGCGCTACGTCTGGGCAGGCGCGCTTCCTGGAAGTTCCGGGACCTTCACGCCGACGGATCTGAAGGCGGCGATCGAGCTTGGATCCGTAGCGTGAGTAGTGGAGAGTCCTGAGTAACGAGGTTCTGTGGGGGACACCGGTACCCTGACCGGTGTTTCCCACTTTGTCATATGTATGTGAGATGTACAGGGTAAGGAGTCAGGGTGCATGGTATTCGGCAAGGCATGGACGGAGATTGCGAACAACGCCCTGGTGCGGATCGGGCGAAAGAAGGTGCAGACAATTGAAGACACTGACCAGGATTTCGACACATCGCTGATACGTGACCAGCTGAAGTACGCCGTTGCCGAGGTGCTGGCGGTGCGCTCCTGGCGGTGCATGACCACCCAGGTCAAGCTGGAGAAACTCATCTACACCCCGGCAGACTATGCTTACCGTTATGCAGTCCCGCAGGACACGGTGCGGATCGTCAAGGTGATCACTGCAAAGGAAGGGCAGGGATATGCGACCGGATCGGCGTACATCGACACGGACAGCGACACGTGTTTCATCAATTGCATCCGGATTCCGGACAACACTTCCACCGTACCGGTATGGATGGCGGATCTCTTCTCCCTCAACCTGGCGGCGAAGATTGCGCTCCCGCTCTCAGCGGACAAGAGCATCCTCCAGCTCGTCCAGCAGGAATACGCGGCGGCGCTGACGAACGCCATGCACACGGACGAGGCGGACATGCAGGACACGCTTCAGGATGCGGCATCCCTGCTTTCCGGCCTCAACCGCGCCACCTTCGCGCGTGGCATGGAGGCGTAGCGTACCACCATGCTGTACAAGGCACTCTACAATGACTTCAGCTTCGGGCAGGTCAACCCGTTCTCTTCGGGCAAGATCAATAGCGACCTGTACAACAAATCAGCACTTGAGATCCGCAACTTCATCGTACGTCCGGACGGATCCTTGATGCGGCGCAACGGCACCCAGATGCTTGTCTCCGGAGATATGGCAGGCATTGATACAGTGCGCCTCTACCAGTTCTCCTACAGCGACCGGAACGTCATTGCGGTCTTCTATCCCGGGTATGTACGTTTTTATACATATTCGGACGCTTCCGGTATGGAACGGTACAAGGATGCGAACAACGACGACCTATTGCCGCTTGCCACTCCTTACGATACGGCAACGAAAATTGACGCACTTTGCATATCTTCCTATGGCGGAGACCTGTACGTGACAACCAAGGGCGTTGCGCCCAGGATGATCACCTACACTGATGATGCCTGGGCGATCAGCACGATCACGTTCACCGGTGACTATACGTTTGACACGGAGGGGATGTACCCTTCCATCAACTTCTTCAAGGGGATGCGCTTGTGGCTCGCCGGATGCCCTGACAAGCCAACGACGCTTTTCGCTTCACGAACCCCCAGCGACAACGCCACCAGATTCACCGACTTCACCATGCAAGACCAGTACCTGGTGACCACAACCTTCACGACAGTGAAGAAGTATAGCTCCGATCCAAATGGAGAGGATCCTACAGTCA